GGTCCTGCCGGATATCTCCGTAAAGAAAACGGACATTCAGTAGACGATAATAGTGATAGCGAAAGTAATGGCAATGGTAACGGCAATGGTGGAAATGGTAATGGTGGAGGCAACGGTGGCGGAAATGGTGGCGGTGGTAATGGAGGATAATAATGGCAACAGCATTTGACAATCAAATCCAAAACAGGAATTTTCTTTCTCCTGTAGGATTTAAGTTTACCTTGAATAGATGTCCAAAAGTTGCATTCTTTTCTAACAGTGCAAATATTCCTGGACTTAACTTAGGGGTGGCTGTTCAACCATCATATCTGAAGGATATTGATACTCCTGGAGATAAAATTCAATTCAATGATTTAACGATCAGATTTTTAGTTGATGAAAATCTTGAAAACTATATGGAAATCCAAAATTGGATCCGTGGACTTGGATTTCCATATAGTCTTGATGAAATTTATGATCTTCAGCAAGAACAAAAATATGTTGATACATCAGATTCAAAACTGATGAATATTTACTCTGACGGAACCTTACATATACTCACTAGCAGCAGCGCACCAAACTTTAAGTTGAAGTTTAAAGATCTTTGGCCATATTCTATATCAGATCTTCAATTTGATGCAACCGATACTGACATTGAGTATTTGACGGCTGAGGTAACTTTCAAGTATACTATCTATGATATCACAGATTTAAGTGGCAATAAATTATGAGTTTTGATCTTGATATGATTCAGAAGATGTGGGAAGAAGATTCTAAAATTGATATTGATAATCTACATACAGAATCTTTAAAAATCCCATCACTTCATGCAAAATACTTTGATATGTATAATAATATTGTACTTCTAAGAAAAAAAGCAGAGCAGCAGAAAAGAAATATTCGACACGAACGATATGAATATTATTCTGGAAAAGCAGATCCAGATGTTTATATTGAAGATCCTTTTCCCAAAAAGATTCGTGATAAAGATACAATGCAAAAGTATCTTGATGCGGATGAAAAACTTTCTACAGTTTGTTTGAAGATTGATTACTACGACACAATGTTGAACTACATTGAAAGTATTCTCAAAGTGATTCAAAATAGAACCTATCAAATTAAAAATTCTATAGAGTTTATAAAATTCCAATCTGGATTAGGTTAATAAATATTTCTAGATGAATGGACTCATGTGAGAACAACAGATCTTGTTATATCTAAGTCTAACGAAGTATTTCTCAAAGTTAATACTGATCCTCACATTGAGTACGAGTTAAGGGATCATTTTAAGTTTGAAGTTCCAAATGCAAAGTTTATGCCACAATATCGTGGTAAAAATTGGAACGGAGAAATACATCTTTTCGATACAAGATCAAAACAAATCTACGTAGGGCTTCTGGATAAGATCGTAGATTTTTGCAATCAATACGGATATACGTATAAGTTTGAAGACAATAAATTTTATGGGCTTCCATTTGAGGTTAATGAAGGAATCTCATATGAAGGCGTCAAAGATTATATGAAGTCGATATGCTCACATACCCCTAGGGATTATCAAATTGAGGGAGTATATGATGCCCTACGACATAATCGAAAGTTGCTGATAAGTCCCACTGCGTCAGGTAAATCGCTGATGATCTACGCCCTCGTGCGGTACTATATGGATAGGAACGAAAAAATTCTTGTAGTCGTTCCAACGACCAGTCTTGTAAGTCAACTATACGGGGATTTTCACGATTATGGGATGGATGTTGAGTCATGCTGTCATCAAATCTATGCGGGAAAAGAAAAAACTAGTGAGTATCCTGTCACAATTACAACTTGGCAGTCAATTTATAAATTAGAACGTTCGTTCTTTGAGGATTACAATGTTGTGATTGGAGATGAAGCTCATCTATTCAAAAGTAAGTCATTAATATCTATAATGACAAAACTACACCATGCTAAGTATCGGTTTGGTTTTACTGGTACTTTGGATGGGACACAAACTCATAAGTGGGTTTTGGAAGGATTATTTGGCCCATCTTATAAGGTCACAAAAACTGAAGAGTTAATGAGACAGGGACATCTTTCTCAACTCAATATTCGATGCTTAGTTCTCAAACATCCTCCACAAAAATTTGAGACCTATGAAGATGAGATTCAATATCTGATTTCACATGAGCAAAGAAATAACTTCATTAAAAATCTTTCTTTAGATCTTAAAGGAAATACTCTTGTCCTCTTTGCAAGAGTCGAAGCTCACGGAGCGGTTCTTTTTGAGAAGATAAATAAGGATAAGCGAGATGACCGTAAGGTATTCTTCGTCCACGGTGGTGTTGATACAGAGGAAAGAGAGTTAGTCAGAGAAATTACTGAGAGAGAAAACAACGCAATCATTGTTGCCTCTTATGGAACTTTTTCTACTGGTATTAATATTAAGAGACTCCACAATGTTATCTTCGCTTCGCCCAGTAAATCGAGAATTAGAAATCTACAATCAATTGGAAGAGTACTTAGAAAAGGAAAAAATAAATCTGAAGCAGTGCTCTACGACATCTCTGACGATTGTACATATAAATCAAGAAAGAACTATACTTTAAATCATTTCATTGAAAGAATTAAGATCTACAATGAGGAAAACTTTAATTATGACATAATTACAATTCAATTAAGGACATGATCGAAGACGATTTTTATGCAACGCTTAAATTAAAATCTGGAGAAGAAATCTTCGCTAAGGTCGCAGCTACTGAAGAGGAAGATCGAACTTTACTGTTGGTTTCAAATCCAATCATTGTTTCTGAACTCAAAGGAAGAATGGGAACAATGGGATACAAACTAGAACCATGGCTCAAAACAACCACTGAAGACATGTTCATTCTGAACATGGATGATATCCTTACAATGAGTGAATCTTCTGATATGGAAATGATTTATCTGTATCAATCTTACGTGAGACAAGCAGATAAATCAAAGAACAAACAGACCAAACTCAATAAAGAGATGGGATATATCTCCAGTGTTGATGATGCTAAAGAAATCTTGGAGAAGCTCTTTAAAGATAGCTAAATCTCCCATTCAACCCGGACAAAGGTATTCTGCACATATTTCTGTTACTTGTCAAGCATTTGTAAAGGTGCTATAATTCATACATATTATGAGTTAACTTAATGATAACTACAGCAATTATGACCAAAAGGAAAAGGTCAGAACATTACGTTAATAACAAAGAGTTTCTTGCGGCTTTAATTAAGTATCGTGAGGATATTGAGATTGCAAAAATTCAAGGTAAACCAAAACCAAGGATTACAAATTACCTTGGGGAATGTTTTCTGAAGATTGCTACACATTTATCATATAAACCAAACTTTGTCAATTACATGTTCAAAGATGATATGATCTGTGATGGCATTGAGAATTGTGTGCAGTATATTCACAATTTTAATCCAGAAAAGTCGCAGAATCCTTTTGCATACTTTACTCAGATTATTCATTACGCATTCCTGAGACGTATTCAAAAGGAAAAGAAACAACTGGAAATCAAGAACAAGATTCTGGAAAGCAGTGGCTTTGACGAAGTGTTTGAAGATGGTGGTGTTGACGGATCCAATTACTCCGACTATAATAGTATTAAGGATGCGGTTTATTCTAAACTCAGATACTGAATGAAAGTAGCAATCATTACTGACCAGCATTTTGGAGCAAGGAAAAACTCTAAGCTTTTCCATGATTATTTTTTACAATTTTACAAGGAAGTATTTTTCCCGACCTTGCAAAGGGAGGGAATCACTACGGTTGTAGATATGGGTGATACCTTTGATAGTCGTAAAGGTATTGACTTTTCTGCTCTTGCATGGGCTAAAGATCATTATTATGATACCTTAGAAGAGATGGGCATTACTGTCCACTCAATTGTTGGTAATCATACAACGTATTACAAAAATACAAACAATATTAATTCTTTAGATCTTCTTTTGCGTGAGTATGATAATGTAAAGATCTATCCAGAAACTACAGAAGTTTTATTGGACAAACTTAATGTCCTTTTCATTCCTTGGATTAATCAAGAGAATGAAGTAGAAACTCTTAAGCGTATTCAAAAAACTAAAGCAAATGTTGTAATGGGTCACCTTGAACTTCAGGGATTCCGTGTCAACAATCAAATGGTTATGGAACATGGATTAGATAGCAAACTATTTGATAAATTCAAACTTGTTTACTCGGGGCATTACCATACTCGTTCAACTGACGGAAAAGTTTATTATCTCGGCAATCCTTATGAGCTTTACTGGAATGATGTAAATGATCCACGAGGATTTCATATCTTTGATACTGAAACTCTGGAACATACCGCAGTCAATAATCCGTTCAAAATGTTCCATAACATTTACTACGAAGATACTGCATATCAAACCTTTGATACCAGACCTTTTGAAGAAAAGATTGTTAAGGTGATTGTTCGTAAAAAAACGGATACCAAAAAGTTTGAACAGTTTATTGATAAACTTTATTCTTCAAATGTTGCAGAACTTAAAATTGTAGAGAACTTTGATTTTACTGGATGGTATGATAAAGACGATTCTACATTTGAATCAGAAGATACTCTTTCTATCTTAAATAGATATGTTGAAGAGTCTGAAGTTGATTTAAATAAATCGACACTACAAAAACTACTTCAAGAAATCTATCAAGAAGCATGTGAGTTAGTTTAATGTTCATCATCGCCAAAGAAGGTAAAGAACACGAAGGGGCCTATTCAGTTGTAGATGAAGATGGAGATTCGATTCTTTATCTTTTTGAGGAAGAAGATGATGCGTGTAGATTTGCTATGATGCTTGAGGAACAAGAATTTCCTGAAATGCATGTAATTGAAGTAGAAGATGATATAATTATAAAGACTTGCGAAATACAGAATTGTAGATATACTTTGATCACTCCAAACGACATTGTGATTCCACCACCAAATTATGATTTTATTTGAGACGATTCGCTGGAAAAATTTTCTTTCGACTGGCAATCAATTTACTGAAGTTAATTTCTGTAAGCACAACACAACCTTGATTGTGGGAACGAATGGTGCTGGTAAGTCAACCATTCTTGATGCTCTTACCTTCTCATTGTTTGGTAAACCTTTTCGTAAAATCAATAAACCACAACTGGTGAATACAATCAACGAAAAAGATTGTCGTGTGGAAGTTGAGTTTTCGATTGGATCTACTAAGTGGAAAGTCATCCGAGGAATTAAACCGAATATCTTTGAGATCTGGAGAAATGATGCTTTGTTGGATCAGGCATCAGCATCAGCAGATCAACAAAAGTGGTTGGAACAAAATGTTCTGAAGATGAACTATAAGTCTTTTACTCAGATTGTGATTCTGGGTAGTAGCACGTTTGTTCCGTTTATGCAGTTGTCAGCTGCAAACCGTAGAGAAGTGATCGAAGATCTTTTGGATATTAAGATCTTTTCATCAATGAATGTTGTTATCAAAGAAAAGATTCGTCAACTCAAAGAAGAAATTAAAACTCTTGAGTTGAAGAAAGAAAACTTGCTCGATAAAGTTGAGATGCAGAATAACTTTATCGAAGAGTTAGAGAATCGTGGTAATGCCAATATTAATGCCAATAAAGAAAAGATTATCAATTTAAATGCTGAAATTGGTATTCATTTTGAAGAGAATTCTTCTATGGAACAACCACTCCGAGAATATATTAACCAACAAGATCAATTGGTTGGATATGCAGAAAAACTTCGTAAGTTGGGAAACCTGAAGGGTAAGATTTCTCAGAAGGTATCGACGATCACCGCTGAGCATAAGTTCTTCTCTGAAAATTCGGTCTGCCCTACTTGCACTCAAACAATTGAGGAAGAGTTTCGGTTAAATAGAATTGAAGACGCTCAAAATAAAGCGAAGGAGTTGCAATCTGGCTATAAAGAGTTAGAAGAAGCAATTAAAGAGGAAGAAGAGCGAGAGCGTCAATTCACTAATCTATCGAAGGAGATCTCAAAATTAACGAATGGCATTTCTCAAAACAATATTAAGATTAACGGATTACAAAAACAAATCCGAAATCTTGAACATGAAATTCAAGTTCTTACCGAGAACCTTGCAAACAGAAATTCTGAACATGAGAAACTAGAATCCTTCAAAGACAATTTAAAAATTACATACGACGAACTTTCGTCTAAAAAGGACACCATCCGCCATTACGATTTTTCGTATGGTTTGTTAAAAGACGGTGGAGTTAAGTCTCAAATCATCAAGAAGTATCTTCCGTTGATTAATCAACAGGTGAATCGATTCCTTCAAATGATGGATTTTTATATTAACTTCACTCTTGATGAGGAGTTCAACGAAACCGTTCAGTCCCCAATTCATGAAGACTTTTCTTATGCATCTTTCAGTGAAGGGGAAAAGATGAGAATCGATTTGGCTCTTCTTTTCACTTGGCGGGAAGTTGCAAGATTTAAGAACTCAGTTAACACCAATCTTCTTATCATGGATGAAGTGTTTGATTCATCTCTTGATGGATTTGGAACAGAAGAGTTTATTAAGATTATTCGATATGTCATCACAAATGCAAACATCTTTGTGATTTCTCACAAGACTGGTCTTGATGACAGATTTGAAAGTGTCCTACGATTCGAGAAAGTCAAAGGTTTTTCGCGTATGGTGGCCTGACCACCAAAGAACAATGAACACTCCAAACTGGCAACACCACTCCAAGAAGGACCAGAAGCGTAAACTGAAACCGCAGGCCCTTCGACAGGCAAAGGCACGTCTTGCCCACTTCAAAAAGCGTCACATGGGTTGCTCAAAAGGCAACCCTTCGTCGTATGATGGCTTCATCTGAAACAAACCGATGGCTGTCTCTCACGAAATCAAGTCTCAACTTGCTAAATTGCTTGCCACTGAGGATCTTGTGGTTGAGCACAAAAAATGCCAGACTGCTTGCTTTAACGTCCACACTCGTGTATTGACCCTTCCTATGTGGGAGAAGGCAAGCAACACCGTGTATGACCTTCTGGTGGGTCATGAGGTGGGTCATGCCCTATATACGCCCGATGAAGACTGGACTGATAAAGTCAAAGTTCCTCCAATGTTTGTGAACGTTGTGGAGGATGCTCGCATTGAGAAACTGATGAAGCGTCGCTACGCTGGTCTTGCTAAGACTTTCTTCAATGGTTATAAGGAACTTGCGGAGGAGGATTTCTTTCAACTTGCTGATGATAATGTTGAAGATATGAACCTTGCTGACCGCGTTAATCTGTGGTTCAAGATTGGTAACTTCGTGAAGGTTCCTATTGATCGCGGCCAGGAAACTGATATTGTCAATATGGTTGCAGAAACTGAAACCTTTGAAGATGTTTTGATTGCTGCTGAAGCACTTTATAAGTATTGCAAACAAGAAAAGGAAAATAAAGAACAAGTACCTGCTGACGACAATACTAGTTTTAAATCTAATTCAAATTCTCCTGCAAGCGAACTGATTGAATCTCAGGAAACTGGGGAAGAGGGAGATGGAGATACTCAATCCTCAGAGTCCGAGTCTTCTGGTGGTTCTGGAGATGTGCAAGGCCCTGATCTTGATATGCAATCTGGACTTGGCGATGAACCAGAAATTCGTACTGCAGAATCTTTGGAAGAAAAAATTCGTGATCTTGTCAACGATAATGGATATGAAAATGTTTATGTTGAAATCCCAGATCTTAATATGGATACTGTGATTGCTAAAAACTCTGAAGTACATCAGGAGATTGATAATTTCTTTGCAGGACAGCAAAAGCAGATAAATGAATCTGCTGTAGATCCAATAAATTTGTTTGCTAACGTTGATCTTTCCTTTAAAAAATTCAAGACTTCTGCTCAGAAAGAAGTCAATTATTTGGTGAAAGAGTTTGAATGTCGTAAGGCAGCAGATTCTTATTCTCGTTCATCAACTTCCCGCACTGGCGTACTTGATACTGCACGTCTTCATACTTACAAGTATAGCGAGGATCTTTTCAAGAAGATTAATGTTATTCCTGATGGTAAAAATCATGGACTGATTTTTATTCTGGATTGGTCTGGATCAATGCAACATATCTTGAATGACACTTGCAAACAACTCTTCAACCTTGTTTGGTTCTGTAAAAAAGTTTCGATTCCTTTTGAAGTCTACGCTTTCACAAATTCTTGGCGTACTGTAGAAATGGATTACAATACTGGTATGTTCAAGTCAGCTGATCGTAGACCACATTACACTAAAAAAGAATATCAAATTCATATTGATGAATCTTTTTCAATGATGAATTTGCTGACAAGTAAAGTTTCTAGTAATGAATTGGAACATCAGATGATGAACATTTGGCGTCTTTCTGAATGCTTTGAGAATTCCTACAACGTTGCATATACTTATCCCAATCGCCTTTGTCTTTCTGGAACTCCCTTGAATGAAGCACTGATTTCTCTTCACAAAATTCTTCCTAAGTTCCAACAGGAAAATAAATTGCAGAAAGTTCAATGTATTGTACTTACCGATGGTGAGGCAAATCCTCTTCCTTATCATGTAGAAGTCAAGCGATCTTGGGAACAAGAACCTTCTATTGGGATTCGTGGTATTAGTGCAGGTTTGACATTCCTCCGTGATCGTAAACTTGGATCCACGTATATGTTTGATTATGCATACAACTCTTATACAGATGCTCTGCTTCAAAATCTAAAAGATAAATTCTCTGATATTA